GCTTCATTTAGAAAATGGTCTTACCCAAGAATTGCAAATTATCCAGAAAGAACCTTCCCCCAAAATCTTTGGGCAATAGAAGTTACTGCTGGAACACAATCAAGTCCGTTTGAAAACTTAACAGAAATATGGTTGGGAGAACCGATGCCATGTGTGTTAAGCCAAATTGTAGTAAAGAAAAATGATAGTGGAGCAGATAGCGTCGTTAGATTTTTGCCAAATGGAGCTTCTTCATTTACTTTAATGAGTTTAGTCTTTACAGAATTTGAAACTGGAACATTTGTTCCAGGACAAAATTACATTTATTCGAAATCTGAAATTTCTGCGAGGTTTAGTTAATTTTATATGAAACTTTTTAATAAATTACCAAAAAAATCTTATTCTACACCACTTGGTGATTTATTGATTTCAAATTTACATGTTTTTTTTAAAAAAGATCTAATCAATAAATCTAAAACTACAATAGAAATAGATAACAAAACAACTTTAATTGAAGCTTCATTTAAAATATTTGAAGATCATGACAGTATTTGGGCTTTTTTACATTCAAACAACAAAATAAATCCATTTACGTTTTTAATAGAAAATTCGAATATTTTTAAAAAATATAATCAAACAAAGATAAATTTTACTCCAGAAGTTAGCCAATCTGGTGGTGACTACACAACAGGAACTCAGTTAACTATGCCAGCTGGTAGTATTTTAGTTCAGTATTCTGCCGTTACCGGGGCGTCTTGGTCTTTTAGTTCGGTTGGAAATTTTGATTTAAATGGACCGTTTGCTTTAGTAGAATTTTCTGATTCATATCAAACAAAAATTACTGTAAAAGAAAATAAAAATACTACAGGATCAGATATAATTTATGCAAACCAAGATGATATTGATGATTACTCTTTTATTGTGAATGGTTCTACAAATTATTATCAATATAATAATGTATTTACAAATAAAAATACAAAAAAATATAATGAAACTACTTCTAAGATTTTTTCAATAGTTAATGATAATGAAATTATTTTGCCTGGGAGCCAATCTTCAGGGGAAGGTTTTGCTACAATACAAACTTCAACTATTTCTGGAAATACTGCTGCTGCAACAATTCAGCAAGATAAAGAATCTAAAACAAAAACGGTCACAGTTTTAACTCCACAGTCTTTGAGCTCTTCTTTGATTCCGATAACAACGACTAACAGAAATTCACTATGACTAACATTTCTTCAAATCCATTTCACTCATCTATTTCGTCTATTGTTATAACTGGAGCAGGAGAAGCCATTTCTTTGATGGATAAAGATAATGTTTACGGAGATTTTCATAGACTTGAAATGACTTCAAGTATTAATGAAGCATTTCCTGCTGGAACTTTAATAGTAAGAGATAAAGGTGATTTAATAAGTAAAATTAATGGTGGTTCAGATCAAAAATATGTAACTTTAACAACAGAAGATGGTTCATCGGCCTCTTTTAGAATACATTCTGCTTCACATGCAAACAATGCAGCAGCGCAGACCGAAGAACCTTATGTTATAATACATTTTTCAAATGATTTTTACAATTATTGCCAAGAAAATACATTAACTGATATTTGGCCGTATTATAAACCAACTGTATATAGAATTGACAAATTTATAGAACAAACACTAACTGAAGCTGGTTATGAGTTATCTGAGGATTTTTCTAATCAAACCAACAATTATGTTTGTTTTAGACCATTTAATCCAAAAATAGATGGTACAGAAATTCCATCGGATAATATAGCAGAATATTTTAATTATTTGGCATCTTATGCTATACCTTATCCTGGAGATCCTGGAGTAAATTCTTATTTAAATAAGCCTAGATTCTTTTTTTGGAGTGAATGGTATGGTCCATTAAATTTTAAATGCATAACTGATGTTGATGATCCAAAATTAATTAGTAGGATGAATAGCAATAATTTTAAATATGCAATATATTCTGATGATGCCTCAGCAAGAAGAATAGGTGGTCAGTTATATAATAAAATTTATAGTTATTCTACTAATCAAGGTCTTCAATATATTACGAATGGGTATTATTATGTAAGAAAAACTCCAAAAATTTTAGATGATTATTCTGTTACAACGGATAAAGAAAAATATACCAATTTAGCTTATCAATTTTTGGATGAAGGTAGTAAATTTAATATAGAAATAGTTGGAACAAAAGGAACAAATAATGATATTGTTCCTGGCTCAGAACAACTAGATCCTGGAAAGTTTGGTTATCCAGATGAAACTATTTCCAATAGTAGAGACGCTAGGAGTTCACTATTAAGTCGTGAATATGGTTATTCCAAATCTTATAACAATATTAGAATAGATGGTACTAAAGGTTACATGGAATTTGTAGATTCACCGGAGATGTGGAAAAATGTTTTTGATTTAACACCGCTGGATCCATTCCATCCAGAACAAAGAAATCCAGCTGTAGCGATACCAGACCAATCTAATTTACAAAAAGTTTTAAATATTAAATTTAATTCTCAATATGATAATATTGAAGGTAGTGATACTAATTCTAAATTGGAATTAATTAGAAAAATAGAATTACAAAATTTTGTATTATACTCTCTATGTTGTATGGGAAATCCATTAGAATCCGGAGAAGAAACATTTTTTGCTAAATTAACTGGTGTTTCTTCCACTCCTATTGACGTTTATGATGGAAATAATACTAAAAGAAAATTTTTATATACTTTTAAAAAATTAAAATTTGTTCCTAAAAAAAATACTATTTCAGACCCAGATGGTTCAAATTTTGATTTTAAATCAATTTATTGTATGCACTCCAATACAGCTGGCTGGACATTTGATAATTCTGAAAACCCAAATGGTGAAGCAGCCATAAATTTAAATGAAATTGAAAACGATGGACCACTAACTTCCAATAGTTCTTTTATAAGTCCTGGATGGTTTTATACAACACCGGCACAAGTAAACATTAAATATAGACCAATAGGAACAAATAATGCATCTGGTTCAGATTTTGATGAAATAAAACATATTGTAAAAATGCATAAAAAGCCAATTTTAAAATTATTGAGAGAAGGTGGTTACACAGGTTCGGTTAAAGAAGAATACTTGGAAAGAGTTTTGTATTATTTTGATGCTCAAAATATTTTGGATGGTGCTTGCCCAGCACCACAATAACCATGACAACAAATCAAATAAAAGTTATACCGGCAACTATAATAAAAAGCGCATTAACTCCTTTGGCTTCCAGAGATTATTATGAGTGTGCCAATTCTGCAATAACCAGAGGAGTTACATCCGCCCCACAAACTCTACCAGAGTGCTATGATAGATTTCCTGAAATAGAAAATATAGCAGATGCTTTAGATGTTGGTGCAACATTTTGGATCGGCCCAACTAGTTCAACGACTGGAATTGGCCCAACAATTGTTAGAGATTTGTTAACAGGTATAACAGCAGGAGAGTGCACAAGAATAAAAAGCGATTTGGGTAGCGATTGGTTGGGATGTTTATGGGGTTCTCCCAATTCATCTTTTAGCTGCACCTGCCCGTATATAGGATCAAAATTTGATAGCTATTTAAAATTGAGATTAAATGTGGCTACTTTTTGGAAAACACCAAAAGATGTTCCTGTAAATAGAAGAAAATTTTTAGATAATTTAAAATACCTATCAAAAGTAGAAATTACCGTAGCCGGAAATTTTAGTCTAAAAGCCGGTGATTTAATTGAAATAAAAGTAGATCAGGCAACAAGAACTCCATTTTCCGGTAATAGTTCTATTTTTTCTGGAAGATATATGGTTTTGGCTTTAAAACATGTTGTGAATAATGGTGGAACACATGAAATGACGATTACAGCCACACAACTACCACCATCAAGTTAATCATAAATATTTTTAATGGCAACAAAAGATTTCTCTATTTTATTAGAAAAACTACCAATAACTGGCCAAAAAACAGATGTGGCTATGGTTAGTGACTACAATGCTACAGTTCAAAAAATAACACATTTATTTAATACAAATAAAGGTGAACTTCCATCTGACATGAATTTTGGTTCTGATTATTTTACTTATCTTTTTGATCCAGCCGGAAATAGAAAAAATTTAGAATCTTTATTGGCTCATTATATACAACATTACATCAATGATGTTGTCAACATTAAAGTTTCTCTAGTTTATTATTCAGAAAGCATTATACGCTTTAAAGTTTCTTTTTCTAAGTTTGATGTTATGGGAATACAAAATACTGTTTCAGCAACTATAGAGGTAAAAATATAATGTCATATAATATTAAAGATTTAAATGTAGCATCACTAGACTATACAGAAATAGTAGAGTCTTTAATAACATTTTTGGAAAAACAACCAAACCTAACAGATATTGATTTTAGGAGTCCATCTAGCACAGCAAATATGCTTATAAATGTTTTGGCTACCGCTACTGCATATAATGGTGTTTACACTTATTTTGGTTTTAATGAATCTTTTAAAATGTCTGCACAAAATTTGGAATCTTTTTCTGCATTGGCATCCAATGAAGGGATTTTATTATCTTTTGGTGAATCCGCTTTATCTAATATCACATTAAGTGCTACACAAAACATACCAGCATATACAGCATTTTCTGCAAAAACTACAGATAATTCAAACATTTTATTTTTTAACACCAAACAAATAACAGCTGGAACTGGAAACTATAATTTATATTCTGGTTCTCAGACTTCAACCTTTACTGATTATAACGTAGAAGGACAATATATAATAGTTCCTTTAACTGTTGATCCAAGAACAATAACATTTAAAACTACAGATGTTATTACTTTAACAGAAATAAATTATACAAGAATTGATAGAGGAGAAGAAGCAACCACAAGCGGAAATTATTTTACTGTAATAAATGCTCCAAATGGATATATGGTTACAAATAATATTGCAAATTCTACAGCCATCGATCTAAATAAAAAAGTAGAAGTAAAAGCAGTAATTTCAAATGGATATATTGGTAATGCTGCTACAATTACTCCTCTGAGTACAACTACATTTGTTTCACAAACAACTCCTTCCGGTGGTTTTGATAGTATTAGCATAGAACAAGCTCGTTCAAAAATATTAATAAATGGAAATGGAAGAAAAAGGTGGACCACCTTAAATGATTTAAAATATGCTATTATGTCTTCGCATATATCCGGAACAGACGAAGAAGAAAACATAACTGTTAGTAACGGACCAGTGCCAGGAACAGTTAAAGTTTATGTAAATAATTTAGATTCTACTTTGGAAAGCACTTTAATTGCATATTTGCAAAATATTGGTCCAGCAGGAATATCTATTTCTTATAGCTTATGATTTTACTTTTTAACCATATTCAGCCAACTTTAAAATATAAGATTGCCAAATTTGTTGAATTGGTAGAAGAAGCTTATGGCTCTGATTTTTATAGTATACAGGGAACACCTTGGTTGGGAGACAATATAACTATTGAAGCTCTTTTGCCATCTTGGATTTTAAAAGAATATGAAGAAAATCCAACAAAAGTTTTAATTGTTCCAATTTTAAAAAATTATTTAAGATGGCTTTTTAGTTTAGAATATGGATATGGAGCACAATTGGAATGGGAAAAAATAAGAACTCCAGTAATTATAAATTCAAAACTTTTACAAGGTATCGCTGAAGGTTATTTTCCTGGATCAGATTTCTCTAGTGAAGCCCTATCAGATTCTTTACAAAATGTTAGAAAATTTTCAATTCAAGTTCAAACAAGATATTTTGATATAAAAGGAACAAATAACGCAATAAAATATGCTTTAACAGAATTGCTTGGTTATGATTTAACAACAACAAAAGTTTATAATTCAATTCCATGTCATGTTGTTATAAAAGCAAATATTTTAGAAAAACATAAAAATTTTATAGAAGAACATTTGGTTCCGGCTGGAATAAAAGTTTTATACGAAAGTGTTTAATAATGTTTACAAAAATAATTTCTTTAGCCATGTCTTTGGCTTCTAGAGGATTGCACGATTCTAAAACAGATATAGTTACCAAAAAACTAAGATATATTTCGTGCTTTGGATATGAAGATATTTCACCGTGCCCAAAATTAAAAAAAAGTTCTAAATCAAATTATCACTATTGTGGGGGATGTGGTTGCGGGGATCATTCTCATACCTTGCTAGTAAGAGGTTCGGGAGAATATTCTAAATTAGATTATCCTATTTTAAATTGCCCATTAAAAATGCCTGGTTTTAGTAACTATGATTTAAATTCAGTAGAAAATAAAGAGAGAAAAGAAAAAATAGAAAATTTAGATCCTGAAAAACTTAATTTTATTCAAATTACAGTAAATGTTGATCCAGAAAAAGAAAAAATAATTGAAAAATTAAATAAACTTAATCAAAATTCATAAATATTTTTAAGATGGCCATAACCAGCAGACAAGAATTTATTGATTATTGTTACCGGGCTTTAGGATCACCAGTTATACAGATAAACGTAGATCCACAGCAAGCAGAAGACCGCTTAGATGAAGCTCTTGAATATATGTATGAAAGGCATTTTGATTTTAATCAAAGAGCTTTATATACATATGCTTTAACTGGTCAGGATGTTGCAAATAAATTTATTGATACAACTCAATTAGGAAATGCACTTGGAGCTCAAACAAGAACTCTTCCAAACGGAACAACTGAAGTTTGGCCGAGGGCAGTTGATATAAGAACAATAACAAAAGTATATGCACCAAGCCACCAAGTTGGTGACTACATGTTTGATTTAAGATATCAATTAACTCTTTTTGATTTTTTTGGTCTTTACTATAATCAATCTGGGACTTCTTCAGGACCAATGGCTTCTTATATGGAATCCATGAGCTATGTAAAATTAGTAAATGATGTTTTTAATTATCCTATGTCTTATAGTTACACCAGAACCACAGACAGACTTTTTCTAGATACCGATTATACAAAATTGGAAGCTGGTAAATATATTTTGGTTGAAGCTTATGTTCAAATAGATCCAGAAAAATATTCAAAAGTGTGGAAAGACAGAGTATTTAAAAAATATTACACAGCTTTATTAAAAAAACAATGGGCTCAAAATTTAATTAAATTTGCAAACGTTCCGCTTCCAGGTGGAGCTGTCATCAATGCTCCGGCTATTTTAGCAGAAGCAGAAAACGAACTCAGAGAAATTGAAACATCTTTAACAAAAACACAAGAATTACCACCGGATCCACTAATAGGTTAATATGGCGACAAATCCGTATTTTTATAATCACAGTAATGAACAAAATCTTGTAGAAGATATTACTATTGAAATAATAAAAACTACGGGGCAAAATTGTTATTACGTTCCAAGACAGTATTTGGATATTGATAAGATTTTTGGAGAAGACCCAGGAACGTCTTTTACTAACATCTATCCTCTAGAAATGTATCTAGTATCGTATAGGGGATTTGACGGAAATGACATGATAACTCAATTTGGTGTAGAAATAAAAGATAAAGTAACACTACTGTTTGCTAGAAAAAGATTTAAAGAAGAAGTTACTTATAAAGATACCAATATAAACAGACCAAGAGAAGGAGATTTAATTTATTTTCCTTTATCTAAATCTTTATTTGAAATAAATTTTGTTGAACATGAAAATCCACTTTATCCTCTTGGAAAACTTTATTCTTATTTAATAACTGCAGAACTATTTACCTACAGTTACGAAAAAATCGATACAAAAATTTCCGATTTGGATTCTGTGCAAACTACAACAAGAGGCGTTTCTGGTGGTGTCATACTTCCACAAAACAACAATTTGGGTACAACTCTTGGAATTAATTTTGATTTGGATGAGGAAGCTACTCTTTTCAGTGTTGACAAAAACGAACCTTGCTGAGGATAAAAAATGTTTGAATATTTTTACAACAAAAGTCTAAGAAAAGTGGTAGTTGGATTTGGTTCGTTGTTTAATAACATACACGTTGAACACGCAAACCCCGATGATATCAATACGCCAATTAGAATAAAAGTACCAATAACATATGCACCACAAGAAAAGTTTATAAGAAGATTGCTGGAAACATCTTCTATAACCGATGGAACCAGAATTGAAACCCAATTACCAAAATTAAGTTATATAATGACAACAATTAGTCCAGATCCTTCAAGAAGAAGAAATAAACTTAATAAGTTAAAACAAATGACTGGTTCTGGTAACAACTGTTCGGGCAGCGCATCAATTGTTTCTGAAGAAATTCCCGTAAATATTTCTTTTTCTGTATTTGTTTATACAAGACATATAGACGACACTTTACAAATTATAGAACAGATAATGCCGTTTTTTAATCCGGATCACATAATCACTTTAAATTTAAATTCTGCTCAACAAAATGTTAGAATCCCAATAACTATGATTAGTAACAGTATAAGTGAAAGATTTGATGGAGATTTTGGTGAAAGAAGAATAAATATATCTAGTTTTAATTTTGTGGCAAAATCATACATTTTTGGTAAAGTTGAAACTGGAACTGTAATAGAATCTACCGATGTTGGTATTACTTTGGAAGATATGTATGATTAATATTAATAAAAATCTTTCTAATTTTTTTAATGTGCCTGAAGGAAAAACAGATTCAAAAGAATTAAAAAATGCATCAGGTGGAACGTTTAATTTAAATAATTTTCAAAAAGATTATGAATATGTCCAGCAAAATTTAAAAGAACTAGTAAATTCTGGTAAATTAGCACTAGAAAGCGCATTAAAAGTTGCAACTGAATCAGATTCACCAAGAGCCTTTGAAGTTGTTGCCATACTTTTAAAAACTATGGCAGACTTAAATAATAATGTAGTAGATATACATAAAAAGGCAAAAGATACAACTTCTCAAAAAGTTGAAGTGAAACAAACTAATAATTCGGTTTTTGTGGGTTCTACTAAAGATTTACAAAATCTTTTAAATAAAGAAAGAAGCACAGAAAAAGTGATTGAAGGTGAAATAATTACAAAAGATGAGCTTCGACAATAAAAATTTAGGCTACAGAAACAATCCAAAACTAAAACCTCCAGGAATCTCAATCGAATATACGAAAGAGCAGCTGGAAGAATATGTTCGTTGTGCAAATGATCCTGTATATTTTTGTAGTAAATATGTAAAAGTAAAAACTCTTGATAAAGGTGTTATGCCATTTAAACTGTATGATTATCAAGAAAAATTTGTAAATGCTATACATAAAAACAGATTTGTAATTTCAAAATGGCCACGCCAATCTGGTAAATCAACTTCTGTTATTGGTTATATAACACATTATGTGACTTTTAATCAATCTGTTAGCTGTGCAATTTTAGCAAATAAATTGAAAACTGCAAAAGATGAATTGTTTGCAAAACTTCAACTTGCATATGAAAATCTTCCACATTTTTTGCAACAAGGTGTTGTAGAATGGAACAAAACATCTTTTAAACTAGAAAATGGTTCTAGAGTTATTTGTGATGCAACATCTTCTTCAGCCATTCGTGGTGGCTCATTTAATTTATTGTTACTAGATGAATATGCATTCTTACCTTCACATATAGCTGAAGAATTTTATTCATCTACTTATCCAACAATATCGGCTGGCTTAACAACAAAACTTATAATAGTGTCTACGCCAAATGGTATGAACCATTTTCATAAGC